TTCTCACTAAGGTTCCACTTGATGAAGATGGGGTTCCTCAATTTGGACATTTCACTTTAGCGTGGGAGCCTGAAGGAGGAGTCAGAGAAGGAGATTATTATGCATGTTGGACATGGACTCCACTCCCAGCAGGAGACAAGCTATCTAACATAGAACTCTTCTCCATTGATGCTGATCTCAATCAAAACACTGTGATCCCAAGTCACATTACAACAGAAGGCAAATACGAATTACTGTTAGATCGTTATTTGCCAGAGATGTATAAGCAGGCCCTGCTTAGCGATGATTTAACCCCTGCCACTCTTCAGAAGCTCAATAAGTCCGTGGCAGGAGGCTTTACAGCACTTGAAGACTTAGCCAACCAATTGATTGATCTGTTGAACCCAAATGTTTTGAATGAATCCCTATTAGCTTTCTTGTCTAATATGTTCGACATTAAACTCAGGTCTGGTGACCCTACTCTTTGGAGAAGACAAATCAGAACAGCGGTTCCTCTGTTGAAAAAGAAAGGAACCTTACAAGGTCTTGAAGAAGCTCTGGATCAGTCAGGCATGGTGTTAAATAAATACACACCCATGTGGCAAATAATGTCTCCATACACTTGGCAAGAATCTTTCGAAGTAGAAAATGATGTTGAGACTTTTGAATTGATTAAAGTAGCCGTTCTTCCAACTAACTCTAACTTCTCTCTATCTTTGCTTGCAGTGGGAGAAACGGTATTTTTAGACTTAGCCGTCGACAATGTTGAATTTGGAACAACTGATGGAGTTACAACAATAACTTGGGCTGGAGATCAAAAATCAATGAACCCCATTTCCTTAGTGAATGGGGACATACTATTAGTCAAATATGTCTACAACACAGTACCAAACGGGACACAACAGACAATAGAAGATTTCATTCTAACTTTACCGTTGGCGGACAAAAGAATAGTCAGAGATCAAGAATATCCTTTAAAGAATTGGAACGTCAGGTTGATCGAAGAAGATGATCCTTTGTTTGACGTTTTAATTCCTACTAAGCACCCTTTCGCTGATCCTACTGTCTTTGGGCAGATCAGAACAGAGTTTCCATATTCAGAAAATATCTACAATATGGAAGAGTACAATGGGAGCGTTAGAGATTCTTTCGATCCTTGCAAGATAGGCAGAAGGTTCTTAGACCCTTGCAAGGCATGTTTAAGTAGCTCGGTTTCTTTAGACGTAGGGATGGATGAGATTTCTGATATCAAGATATTAGAGGTTAAAGAGGTTATTGCAGACTATTCTCCTTTTCATATGTTTGTACATTCCCTTAATGTTGGCGGAGAAGTTAACGAGTTTATTCCAACCCCAATTGAAGAAGTTGAAATATTGATTCAGATGAATGGATCAGAAAACGTTGTAGCTGGCAATGCAAATGAGTTCTTCCACAGAGTAAGAGAAGATGGAGATGATTTGAACACAATTACTCGTGATATGCTTGCATCATCTACTGTTAGAGTATCTGGTCCTACAGGGACAATGTATAACGATAAAGTAGCATTGTATGACCCTCATTTCAATTTTGAGGAACTCGGTTTAGATGTAAATTCCAACATATTAGAAATCAAAGCTCCATCAGCTAATTCTGGAGCCTATGCTGTAGAAGCACTAGGGAAGCACTTTGTGGAAGTTCCTTCTGGAGTAACTGAGCCTTTAAATAAATCTTCATTCACCTACGACTTGATGAATGACGTTTATACCAATGCAACGACTAGTGTTGTTCAAGACGATGTATTTGTTTTTTCAGACACAGCAACTGACTTTAATGCTTTAGGCGTTCAAACAGAAAAAGAAGGAACCTCTTGGGAACTATTAATACCTGCATATTCAGCTACAAAATTTCCAATTAAGGATATATTCTCTGATGGGTCTATTGCTCTTAATGACGTAACAAGTACCTTGCCAGTAATAAGCACGACAGGAATATCCTATACTCTCTATACTGACACTGGGACGGTTGTTGCTGCAACTGCCACAGGTGCTTTAGCTCCTGAGAGACGAGGCAGGATAGAAATAACAGACGCTGTCTTAACTGAAATCAGAAATTTGCTAAAAATTAATGATAGAATAGAGATAAGTGGAACTAGGTATGTACTTATAGGATTTGTTGATGGAGAAACCCACAAGTGTTATATTAGCAAATACTCTGGTGGAGACGCCAGTGGACTAACTATTATAGCCTATAGGCCGTTGATAGAAAATAGCACAGGCTATTTGGACTATTTTGGAGTCAAGATTCAAACAGCTATTGATCATGAATTCAATTTAGGCATACTCAATGGAGTAAACGGAGAAACAGACCCTGACGAGATCATAGAAAGTGATCACTATAAGGAAAACTTCTTATTGCTAATCGATGGGACTGATTACTACAAGATTGAAGAAATCGATGGTAATACTGTTACCTTGGGTGGTCCAATGGGCGACTTTACAACTTTAAGTGCTGGTGGAACATCTGCACTCTATGCTATTCATCAGTTTTTAAAGCAGGAGATCATTGTGGATGAAAATTATGACACACAAGACCCAAGGGCACACAATTTCCTCTTCATAGATCGTCGAGGTCAGGACATGGTAGAGGCACTTAGACAACAAAATCCTACTGATACCGTCTCATTTATAGCACTAGCTAATGATACAGGATCAAATATCGAAGATGGAGTTTCCGTAGAAGAAGGATTGTCTATAACAATTGAATATTCAAATGGTGACATAGAAGAAGGAGATTTAATATGATTGATAGTTCCATCAAGCTCATAGGTTCTGTAGAAAGAATAGTCGAATACAAAGATGGTTATTCAGAAATCATGACATGTGAGAATGCAGTTTTAGATAAAGGCAGAGCAGCATTGGCTGCAACACTTGCTAACTTAGTTGGTGACACAAATGAATTCTTTGTTGCCAGAATGATATTTGGCGATGGAGGAACAACTGCTGGGGTCAAGAAGTTTGTTAATACAAATAGAAATGGTTTGTTTGGCGTAACTCGTCTTACCAAGCCAGTTACAGCTTTAGTTGACGACCTTAACCCAAGTCAAGCAATATTCACTTCCGTAATTACGTTTGATGAAGTGAATAGCACAACTCTTAATGAAATGGCTCTACAGATGCAGAGCAATGACCTATATAGTATGATGACCTTTCCTGATCTGAATAAAACTTCAGAGATGCAAATTACATGGAATTGGCGATTATCGTGGGTTTAGGATAGATATAAAACCAGAATTTAAGGAGAGATAAATGCCAAGGATAGAATTAGTTAAATTTCGTTTGAACAGTAATGAATAATTTACAAACAGAAATACTTATTGGATCACTTTTGGGTGACGGAACTTTGCGTAAAAAGAACCGTGGATACAAAGATAATTGCACATTTATTAAAAATCAATGCAAAAAAGATAAAGATGGCAATGATAAAATTGATTATATGAAATGGCACTTTGATAACTTTTCACCTTATAGTTCATCCATAGGAATAGTTAAAAAGAAAGAAGGTCAAAATCAATATGAATTTAGGACTAAGGCTAGTCCTGTTTTTACTGAACTTGAAAAGAAATGGTATATTCCGTCAAACAAAAAAAATAAAAGAATAAAAATTATTCCCAGAGACATTAAATTGACCCCTCTTTCATTGTGTATTTGGTTTATGGATGATGGCACAAACTACCCAGAAAAACGACAGGCAAAAATTTATAGCATGTCGTTTACTCATGAAGAACATGAGTTTTTATGTGAGGTAATTAAAAGAGATATGGGAATTTCTTTTAAGATTCAAAAATACAAACATCAGTATAATTTGTATATCCCTACAGAATATTATTTGGAATTCATAAATATCATAAAGACACATTGTATTTGGAAGTGCTTTTTATACAAACACGATCTTTCTAAATATAAAAAACAAGCTTATGCTTGTGGAGAAGCTTGTGGTCGCTCCAAGTTAAAGGAAAAAGAAGTAATGGAGATATTTAAATTATCTAACAGCGGATTAAAACAAACAAAAATTGCCGATATGTTTAATGTACGTCAAAGTGCTATAAGTAGAATATTGTCTGGCAAAAGATGGAAACATACAAATGGAGGTGTATCCTGCCACGCATAGAACTCGTAGACGTACCTCTGCATGACGCATTAGACCCATATCACTTTAGATTTGACAATCTGCCATTACAAGCAATGATTGTCCGACAAGGGATCATAAATGATGCTGTTGACATCAACAAGCAAATTATGACTGAGTCTATTGGTACGCAAGGAACTTTGGCAAATAGGTTAGCTCAATCTATTGAAGATGACGGTAGTTTGAAGATAGCTGCAATTGATTCTGCTCTTCATAGCATTGAAGAACATGCAGATACTGTTACTTACGTTAGAATGACAAAATCAGAAAGAGATAAATTAGCTCTAATTGATGACGAATCTAACGAGTTAACTCTAAGAATTGAATTTGATGATGCAATAACTACAGATGATATTGCATTTACCAGCGGAGAGGTTATAATTGAAGATACTTCCACTGTAACGTGGGAAGTGGCAGCCCCGAATAAACTAAGAGCAAATCTTGGATTCCCTATTGCGGCAGCCCATCAGCATTATTATGACTTGAAACCTGTACACGTAAACACCGTTACTCCTGATTATTTAAATTACAAGGTGACGACAGTAAGTACGGTTTTTGTTAGTGGATCACTCAGAATCCACGTCAATGGCATTAGAATAAGTGAATTTGAGGAAGTGTTTGTACCAGATGCAATCACAGATACTCAATCTTTA